CTATCACGGGCCTGTCCTAGACGATACCACTTCACGCGCTTGCGGTAGTTGCCCTGCTTGCCGGTAGAAATCCACCTCTCGCCACGCTTCAGCCTTCCGCCGTCGTCAAGCGCCTGCAACATCACCTGTGGCTCTGAACCCTGACCGAACGCAAGTGCCGTGCCTGTCTCGATGTCAAGCGTAAAGCTTGAATGGAGGGTGAAATTCGCCCCCGTCACGATATGCGGAGAGACCCGCTTGCGGACAATCGTTGCACCGTCGTCGGTGTAGATGTCGCTGCCCAGTCGGTAAACCTTGTTGCCTTCTACGGAACCGACAAAGACATTGCCCCAGTTATACGTTGCACAACCGGCCTCCCACTTGTGGGCCGTGTTGTCGGAACTCCTTGTGCTGCGCTTGTGCCAGCTCTTGCTGTCATAGCAGTACACCCACGTAACGTCGTCCTCAAGGAAAGTAACGCAGTAATAGGCCCTTCCCTCATCCGAGTAGCAGAAACCGACGCTCTGCTCAAGGTTGTACCTGGAAAACTCCTGCTCCATGGCATCCGTCGAAATGTAGTGTACCCTGGTTCCCTCGCCCTCGTAGATGCGGGCGTGCCCGGTGGGGCCTCCGCCGACGAAATAGATACGGTTGGAAATAGTCGCTACAGAATTTCCACTAGCCGTTCCAACACCGTCTGCCGAGCCCATCACCTTGCGGATAGGGCTATACAGCGTTCCTGAACTTTGCGACGTCTGCCAAATCTCGAAAGAGTCCGTACCGATAAGCCACAGGTACGTACTTACAGCCTTGACACATTGGAGCGGGTCGTTTATGACGGCAGCGGAAATGAAATCGGAAGCGTCCCACGTTCCGGGTGAGTTGATGTCAGACCAGTATACGCGCTGCTCTTTCAACCCAGTACCAACAGTCTTTCCACACGCGTATATCCTAGCGTCCAGGAACGTAACGAAATCAGGAGAACATGGAGCACTCCCTAGAGGGAGAGTAGTAGAATTACTCGGAGTGTCCATGTCTATAATGTTGAAGTATGTGCCATCGACAATGACAATCTTCGGAGGGTACGCGCTACCGCTCTCTCCGCCACCATCGGCAATCGAAACCCTAGTAATGAACTCCGAACCGGGCATCTCGAACACCTTGACTAGCTGGCTTACGCCATCTATGGGCTGACGCATCTCGTAGACGTACTTACCGGCCACTACCACTGTAGCCGGGTTCGGATCACCGCCGAATCCCCTCATGCAGCGGTGTATACCCCTGATAGGGTAGTCTCCGCCACTAGGCACATGGTCATACTCGACACCATCAAGCGAGAACGTGACGTGCTCTATGCCGGGAGTGCCTACAAGCATGGACTTGTAAGGCGAGTCCTTTGACTCAATTGGAAGCGGCTCGAAATTGATACTCTCCTGGCAGTCGATAGGCCAGGTAGGATACGTGTAGGACGGTCCTACAATCTGCGGAAACTCGGACTGGGCTATCATAGCACCGGTCCTCCATCATTCTCGATGTTGTAATGACCGGTATTGAAATATCCCGGAGCCGAAAGGTCAGGAAGAGGACTTGCAGAATGGTCAACGCTACGGCAGTATGCAGCGTAGTTCTCCATGAACTTCCTATGCATGTTGCTCGCAATGTCTGGATACTCGGCGGCAAGGCACTCTGCCAGCATGTACTTTATGGCGGTTCTTGCTGAACGGGGCATCATCGTAAGGTCAGTATCGAGTTTAAGGTCATGCCAGAACGGCTCTGTATAGACGATGGTAACTGCGGCCCTTCCACCAACCCAGATCTTCGGATACGGATTCCTTGACTTGTCGTAGAAGAACCAGTCGAAATTCCTGTTCTGCCTGTTTGCGTAGAAGTCCTGCTCCTGCAACTCCGGAAGAATACGACCATCGTCCGAAATGACCTGATAGATGTTGTCAGGCGGACAATCAAGGATACCGATGTCGTACTCAGGTCCTTGGGAAGACATCTTGAACGTACCGCTGAATGTACCGGTAATTCCGCTTATGGCGGTCGTATTAAAAGAATACGGACCGGTAATCTGTATTACCGTAGCATCGAAAATACCAGAATGCCCGTCAATCCTTACTGAAATGGCATCACCTACGCTCATTCCGTGGGCGTCACCAGTATTAAGCTTTATTCCGTAAACAGTAGCCTCTGCACTTACTATGACCCGCTTCTGGTCGTCGGCGATGGTTACGTACCCCTCACTTCCTACTACGGCCCTTACCGCCCTTCTTGACGGCGAGAACTCCGCGTTCGCGGTCAGTCCGTCCAGCTCCGTGTTCAGGGTCTCTAGGGCCATGCGGACTTCCTCCGCCTCCGGGGTGTCCGTCAGGCCCCTTATCGTCGATTTCCTGAACGCTTCCGTTATGAGCTGCCTTACTGTGTACATTTTCCGCCCTTTTGGCCAGTTTTCCCTCGGATTCCCACAGATCGTAGTGGGTCCTCATGAAATCCGGCACCAATTCTTGCACAATTGCCATAGACATCAATTATAAAGCATGCTATATTTACTTTAACCCCTCCTTAGGAGCGTGCCATTGAGGTATGCCAAGGATGGGCGTGTCTTCTTCCACGACCCAAAGACACAGAACAGGTACTTCAAGGCAGACGGGAAAACTTTCCGGTACTTTGACCTTGAAAGCGGAAGGCAGCTCAAGACCAACCTGGAATATCTGAAGGAGCAGATTAACATCCTGCCCCTAGAATGCCAGAATATCCTACTGAAAAACAAGGAAACAAAACTTCCTCTAACACGGCATGAACAGAGCTCCATTCTAAAGTTGTGCTCTCTTTCGATAAGCGTATGGGGTGGTTCACCGAAAGGGTCTATGCCTTGTTCGTCAATGGAAGAATACAGCTCGGAATTCTACATCCAGCTAGTCCGACACCTCACTTACGAGGGAAAGTCCAAATGGGACCCGAAAAGGTCAAAATGGTGCTCCTACGTCAAGTTCATACGCCTATCGACTCTTGATGCGCTGGCCAAGCAGTGGGAAAAAATGAAGCCTCTCCTGGTGTCAAGTGCTACAATGCCTGAACTGGTAATGAACAGGAGCGACGACGGATGGGAAGCTATCCAGGAAAACCTGGACATGGCTGTGTTCGCATGAGCTTCAAATGCGACAAGTGCGGCCTATGCTGCCGTATGATACGTGGGACCCCTCTTGAGAAATGGGCCCGTAAGGACGGGTCGTGCAGGCACCTCACAAAGGACAACCTCTGTGACATATACGCCAAGAGACCAACGATATGCAACGTACGCAGGCTATGGGAGGTGCAATTCTCTAAAACCGTCACCTGGGAAAGGTGGCTCAGGCTACAGGAGGAATCCTGCAAGATAATCAAGGAGAAAGGGCGGTCCGGTTAGGGACCGCCCCTCTCTTTTATCATCACGGAGGAGTAATGAAGTCCTAGTCGATCTGAACTTCCACGTCCACTACCCATTCGGGGTAAAGGACCGTAAATTCAGCCATGATGTCGAGACGGTCAGGCAGGCTGTCGTTCTCGATGGTGTAGTCTTCCAGGAAGCGGATGCTCATTCCGTCGTCACGGATTACATCGGACATCTCGACCTTCGTCGGACGCACAAGGTCAACGGAAGTCAGCACCACGGCCTTCTTCTGGAACACGGGGCAGCAAAGGTAGTGCTTGCCGGATACTCCGAGCACCGCACCTCCGGTCGGGATGGCGGAGCAGTTGGCCATGGCCAGGCGTCCGCGAACCTCGTCACGGGTGAGACCGGCGGTGTTCAAGATGGCGTCGGTGACGACGGCTGTATCATCAACGTTGTCCGTGGTCACGCTCACACCGCCAATCACGATGGTAGCGGGACGGATGGAGTACACCGTCACCTTGGCGTTGGTGGAGTCGATGGCAAGAACCTTGCGCTGCAAGTCCTGTGCGTAGAGGGCCTTGGTCTCGGCGTTCACGAACTTGGAGTCCGAGAACTCGATGGTGTCGCCAACCACGAGACCGTTCGGGATGGCAGACAGTGTGATTTCCTGGGTCTCGCCGTCATAGTTCGGCACGATGGAGGACACGGTAACGGACTCGCCGCCTGCACCGTTGGTGTGGACGTAGGCGAGGTCGGAAGTGCCCCAGGTGAGGCCGCCGGTGCCGACGTGTTCCATGCCAGCAGTCTTGATGGCGCGGGTAATGTCGCTGGAGGCGTTGAACAGGGTGCTCACGCTCTGGGCAAGACGGTTCTCGATGTCGGAACCGACGACGGCGTAGCGTTCGCTCACGCCCTTCGGGGCGAGGAACTTGTTCAGCATCGCCTTGGCGGTAGTGAAGCGGCTGTACAGCTGCTCGTTGGTGTCGGCCTTCGGGGAGATGATGGCGTAGCCTGCACCGACGGAGGCCTTGGCCATGCCCTCGGCGTCCTTTGTGCTCGCCAGGGTGGATCCTGCCGGACGGATGAAGCGTTCGGCGTAGTCGCTCTTGTTGTGGTCGATGTCAAGGGTAGCCTCGCGGATGCTGAACTCGAAGTCAACGCCCTTCTGCTCGCCGATGACGACCGGAATCTTGGTTTCCTTGATGTTCTGGGTCTTCATCTTGGACCCTGTACGTACACGGAACTGTGCAGGCTTGCGGACATAGATGGTGTCGCCCTTCTTGGCACCGCGTTCTGCAAATTCGTTGTCATACGCCTTGGTCACGAGACCGGAAAAGAGTCTCGTGTTCTTGAACGCCATGAGGGCGTTCTTTACGACGTAGCCCGTAATCTTGGCTACGGTATTCTCGGTTGTTCCTAGAGCCATAGTTTACCTCTGGTTGCCGTAGTACCTCTCGAACTCCTCCATCGTGCAGGTCGCTAGGTCAGGCGGCTTTATAGCGTTGCCCCCGTTTCCTACGGCGGGCTCGCGCAAATTGGGTTTCTGTGCCTGCTGCGGGGCCGATGGAACCTTCTCTTCGGCAGCTGGCGGTTGGTTCTGTGCAGGAGTGGCCTTCGCCTTGGCGATTGCGTCCTGCTTCAGCTTTTCAAGTCTTGCGGAAACATCCTTGATGAAAGCGACCTGTCCGTTACCGTCAAGGGTCTTCAGGTGGGCTATCATCTGTGGGTTCTTGTGGAGCGTGTACACGACTTCAGGTCCATTCGACAGTTCGTCGCGTATCAGGTTGGCTACCTGCTCGTGGCACTCGATGTCGTTTCCGTCATATACGGTAGCGTCGTAGTCACCGAACAGTCCCCTGGCCTCGTCCTCGCGCTTCTGGTACTCGGATACGCTCTTCTTCAGCTTCTCCTGTGCACGGCTCGATTCCATGGCCTTCAAAAGGCCCTCGTCGATTCCCTTCTTGATCTTCCAAGCCATCCAGTCGTCCTCGGTCTTGCCAGCCTTCAGGAAATCCTCCTTCGTAGGCTCTCCCTGTGGCTCACGGCTCTTCCTGAACGACTCCATCTCGGCCTTCAGACGCTTCACTTCCGATTCCAGGTCGTAGTTCCGCTTAGTAAGGCTGTTGATGCGCTTCTGGACCCCATCGGGCGTGTGACCGGGCTTCCCGTAGGGCGATTCCTCGCCTTCCTTGGGCCTGTCTTCCTTCGGAGGCTCCTTTCCGGCACCTTCTTCAACCGTTTTTTCCTCGGTAGGACCTTTTTCTTCCGGTTTTTCCGGCTTTTCAGGCTCTTCCTTCGGATTTTTTCCGGTCTCGGCCTTCCTGGATTCCTCTTCCAGCTCCGCCTCGCTCTTCAACGTTTCCACTTCTTCCATTTTTGTCCTTCGGGTTGGAAAACCCTTCCGTCCATGCGATTTTTCCGGTCCCGATTCACCGCCCCCACGCACGTATGGGGTGACTCCCGCCGCTAAATGCCCCTCCCGCTAGGGTACGGTAGGCGACAAGTCCGCTGCGTAACCAACCGCCGTGTATTTTCAACGCCCACGGCTCCGGCGTCCCTAATGCATCAATTATAAAGGTCACAGGTTCAACAGCACGTCCTCGGTGCTCATGGGCGAATCAGACACCGTAGGCTCCTTGAACGTTATCTGCGTGCCGGGAGACTGCACCTTCGACGCATCCTCTATGTTCCTCGCGGGTGCGGAAGAGTCCACGACCACCACGCCGACCTTGGAAGCCTCCTCTGCACGGTCGGAAATGTCCTTGAACACCTTCTCCTGTATCTCGGCTGTCGTACTCTCCGCCTTCTCCTGGATTTCCAGGGCCTTCCGGGCGTTCTCCCCCTGCTCCTTGAGCTGGGTGTCCGCGAGCTTGTACTGGCCCTTGATCTGCTCTGCCGCGATACGGCTCTGGAACTGGTTCTTGAGTTCCGCCTGGAGGGCCGCAATCTGCGCGTCCTTCTGCGCCATGAGCTGCATGTTCGCCTGCTTCGCCTCGTCGAACATCTTCATCGCCTGCATCAACTGAGCCTGCGGCACATATCCGTCCGGGGTCTCCTCGGCCTCCTTCACGTTGTCGGGTAGGTTGGCGTATAGACGCCTTGCAGCCTTCGCCGCGTCCGCGAAGTCCATGTTCTTCACCACGAGGTCGGCTATGAGGGATGCCGTCTCGGGCATCGCCTGCATCATGTCCTGGAACATGCTCAGGGACTGCTCCCTCTTGGTCGCGAAACTTGTCCCGGAACTTATCGAGATGTCCATTTCCGAGAAGTCAAGGTCCATGGGCTCCTGGACTTCACCTCCCTTAGCTCCCATGGGCTTGTCCAGGTTCACGGAACGGCGTACACCGTCCTCGCCCAGGACCATCACAGAGCGTTCCTCGCCCATCACGACCGGAATCATACCCGCTATGCACTGTCCCGCCCTCTTGACCGAAAGCTGTAGGTTGTCGCTGAACACGTACTGACCCGCGTCAGCCGTGAGCTGCTTCGCGATGATGGCCTTGCCCGAAAGCTCCGTCCTGTCGGCACCGAGGGCCGTGTCGAAGATGCCAGTGATCTCCTTCAGGTCGTTCACGCTCGCCTGGGCCGCAGCCTGCGCCCACGTGGTATTCGCCTCCATCTTCAGGAACTCAGGCTTGTTCTGCGTAGGCTCGCCCTGGAGGTTCTTGGAACGGTACTTCAGGACCTTGGTCGGGTTCTTCGTGTAGTTCGTCCAGTCGGCCTCGTATTCCTTCGGGATGGTCCCCTCCTCCGCGACAAGCGGACTCTTCGGGGTGAGGGCGATTATCTCCACCTCCTGGCTCTTCAGGTAGTTGTAGCTCTTCTGCGGGTCTATCAGGTCGCGGACCATGCCCTTGACGACCATCTGGTCGTCCCAGCTGATGACGTCGCCCATGACCGGGATTATCGGGATAATCTCGCCCGGGAAACGACCGTAGTCCACCACCTCGTTTCCCTCGATTATGGCCCAGTACACCTCCCACTCCACGCCCGGCTCGTCGCTCTCCTCGCGCCACCAGTATTCATAGCAGTTCAGGTGCCTGTCCCCTACGGTCTTCTCCGTCATGGAAATGACGAAATTGGCGTCGGACCCGTCCTCCTCCTCAGCATCCGGGTCCAGCATGTAGTACAGGGGGTCCTTGACCTTCTTCACGGCAATACGCCGCATCTTGGAGCTGAATGTCACCCTGAACCAGCCGATACCGCCAACGACCGCATCAGTGAAGGCCTTCGTGTAGGCCTTGCCCGCGTTGCTGGTGTCCTCGATGTAGCGAACAAGGCCCATGCCTATCTCGGCCTTCCTGACCTCGGAATCCCTTCTCGGCGAGAACTCGACACCGGGATGATTCTTCATCGTGTCGCCAACGCAACGCTTCACGAACTTCTTAACCACGTTGAACTTCAGGATAGGCCTTCCCTTCCTGGCGGCCTTGGCCTCCTCGCTCCACATGTCACGACCGGCGTATATGCGGAAGTCCTCGGCCATCTCGCGGTAGTTCTGCGACCAGTGACTGTACGCAACGTCGTAGGCCTTCCTCGCACGGGCCATCAGCTCGCCCACCTGGCCGTCGTTTAGCTTGAATGACCTGGACTCCCTAGGCATCGAGTCCGGGTTATCCCAGTACGCGCTCTCGTCGGGCGTCCTGTACAGTCTCTCTATGCCAACAAGGCTCGGTGCCAGCTTCCCGCTGTCGAACAATCTACCTTCCATCTAAAAACTCCTATATGCCCATCCAGTCCGAAGGACCGTAGATTCCGTAACGCTCCCTGCGCCACTCACGCTCTCCGCCGCCCTCCCAGTACGCCGCGCTGGATGTACCCGCGTCAACAAGCAATGAATAAGACAGGGCGTCCGCCCAGTCCGTGGAGTGGAATCCCCTGCCCAGGTAGCTCTTCTTGCTCTCTATCTTGTAACGGCCCTTCTCGTCGTAGAAG